TTTAAGTACTTGTGGAGAGCAGGACTTAAAGATGAAGAAAAAACAATACAGGATCTTGAAAAAGCAATTTTTTACATTAAAGATGAAATAAATAGACTAGAGGGTAAATACAGTGTCAACTGAAGAAGATCTAGTAAAACATCTTGATCAAGTAAATACTGTTGTAAGTGAATATCTTAAGGGTAATGATCCAACAGTAATTTCAAAAGAGTTAGATATTCCACGCACACGTGTTGTTTCTCTCATCAATGAGTGGAAGGCGATGGCATCTGACAATGCTGCAATTCGTGCTCGTGCTAAAGAAGCACTTGTTGGTGCTGATACACATTACAGCAAACTTATAACAAGATCTTATGAAGTTATTGATGAAGCTTCTATGACTAACAATCTTAGTGCAAAGACTGCTGCAATTAAGCTTGTTATGGATATTGAGTCTAAGCGCATTGATATGCTACAGAAAGCTGGACTTCTAGAAAATAAAGAGCTTGCAGAAGAGATGGTTGAGATTGAGCGTAGACAAGAAGTTCTTGTTGGAATACTTAGAGACATAGCATCAGAACATCCAGATATTAGAGATCTTATTATGCAAAGACTATCCTCTATTGCAAAAGAAGGAGAAGTGATTACAGTTGTCCACGATGTTCAATGATTTCTTTGAGGTTCTAAAAGAAAATCATTTTGTTGAGAAGCCTGTTGACGCAAAAACATTTGTTGAGTCTCCAGACTATCTTGGACAACCACCTTTATCTGATATTCAGTACACAATTGTAGAAGCCATGAGCCAGATTTATCGTAAAGAAGATGTTGTTGATATTATGGGGGATGCTGGAGAAGAGTACTATAAAAAGTATACAAAGAATGAACTTATTCTGCAACTTGGCAAGGGATCTGGAAAAGACTTCGTATCAACAGTATCATGTGCATATGTAGTGTATAAAATGCTATGTCTGAAAGACCCAGCAATATATTATGGAAAGCCTGCAGGAGATGCTATTGATATCATTAACGTTGCAGTCAATGCCCAACAAGCAAAAAACGTTTTCTTTAAAGGTTTTAAATCAAAGATTGAAAGATCACCATGGTTTGCAGGAAAGTATAATCCAAAAGCAGACTCAATTGAGTTTGATAAATCAATCACAGTTTACTCTGGCCACTCTGAGCGTGAGTCGCATGAAGGTTTGAATTTATTCATGGCAGTACTTGATGAGATTTCTGGTTTTGCATCAGAGGTAGCAACAGGAAATGAGCAAGGCAAGACTGCTGACAATATCTATAAAGCATTTCGTGGTACTGTAGATTCTCGCTTCCCTGATCTTGGTAAGGTTGTTCTTCTATCATTCCCCCGCTATCAAGGTGACTTTATTTCTCAACGGTATGATTCAGTAATTGCTGAAAAAGAAATCATAGAGAGAACACACAAGTTTATTATTAATGAAGATCTTCCACATGATAATCCAGACAATAACTTTGAAATATCCTGGGATGAAGACAATATACTTTCATATAAGATTCCTAAAATATTTGCATTAAAAAGACCTACATGGGAAGTAAACCCTACTCGTAAGATTGATGACTTTAAGATTGCATTCTTAACAGACTTAGGAGATGCAATGATGCGTTTTCTTTGCACCCCAACATACTCATCTGATGCCTTTTTTAAGCAAAAGGATAAGCTAGTTAGCTGTATGACATTGACAAATCCTGTTGATAGTTTTAGAAGGTTTGCAGAAAACTTTAAACCAGATCCAGATAAAATCTATTATGTCCATGCTGACCTTGCACAGAAACACGACAAGTGTGCTGTTGCAATTGCTCACGTAGATAAGTGGGTAAATATCCAGGTAATTAAGGATTATGAACAAGTAGCCCCTATCGTAATAGTAGATGCAGTAGCATGGTGGGAACCAAGATCAGAAGGGCCAGTTGATTTATCTCAGGTTAAGCAGTGGATTCAAAACCTTAGAAGACAAGGCTTTAACATAGGCATGGTTTCTTTTGACCGTTGGCAATCATTTGATATTCAGCAAGAGCTTAAAGCAGTAGGAATAAGAACTGATACTGTTTCTGTTGCAAAAAAACACTATGAAGATTTAGCAATGATGATCTATGAAGAGCGAGTTGCTATGCCAATGATTCCATTACTCTTGGAAGAGATGTCAGAGTTGAAGATTATGAAGGGCAATCGTGTTGATCACCCTAGAAAGAAATCTAAAGACTTGGCAGATGCTGTTTGTGGTGCTGTTTTTGGTGCTATCTCTCACACCCCAAAGGATATAGATATTGAAATAGAGATTCATACCTGGGGAACAAGTGATAAACTTGCCAGACAGCAGAGAGCTATGGTAGAATTGGAAGACAGGCAAATGCCTGAAGACGTCAAGGACTTTCTTGACAATTTAAAACTAATATAATAAGGAGAAAAATGAATTCATTTAAGAAAATTGCTTTAGGTCTTGCTGCAGCTATGACCTTTGGCGTTATGTCAGCACTTCCGACAAGTGCTGCTGTAAATGCAGATACCTTCACAATTGATGCAGTTGCTGATACAGTAATTGCTGGTGAGTCTGCAACAGCAGTTGTAACGGTTGGGTTTTTAGCACAAAATACATCAGACACAGTAACAGTCACATCTGGCATGACATCATTGCCAGCAGGTGCTGCAAAGCTAGCAACACTTTCTGTGCTTGAGACAACCAGCGCAGTAGTTGTCGCTGGATCAGGAAACTTTTCTGCAGACGTTGCTTCAACAAGCAATTCTGTTGCAAATGTTTCTGCAAAGCTTTTGGTAACACTAGATACACCATCTGTTCCAGGAACATATGTTGTTAGATTGACACCTTCTTTGAAGACTGGTGTTACTGGTGTTCTCAACTCTGTTCCACTAACATGGACAGTAACAGTAAATGCTCCAGATCTTAAGACATCTGCAGCAACATCAACATCAATTCTTAATGCTGGAGAAACAACATCAGCAACAGCAGATGCAACAGTTTATGCATCAAAGACTGTTTCAGCAGATGCAGCAGCAGTTATTGTTGTTACACAGAAGAATGCAGCAGGCACATCTGTTGCAGAATCTCTTACAGCAATTGTTAGCGGTCCAGGTATGATTGGTGCGGGATCAAATCCAACAACAATCACTTCACAGGGTCGTGCACTTACACTTGCAGCAGGACAGCACATTGGTGTCTTTGCTGACGGTACTGCTGGAGTTGGAACAGTTACAATTACAACACAATCAGGCGTAGTTCTTGCTACAGAGTCTGTAACATTCTACGGAGATATTGCACGAATTGTTGCAACATCAACTAAGTCTGTTATTGCAACAGGATCAAACTCAGATGTTATTTCTGCAGTTGCATATGATGCAGCAGGAGTTACAGTAGGAGCAGGAACCCTATATGCAACATCAGCAGACCTTACAACAATTAGCAATGCTGCAACATCAGCGACCATTGTCAATGGTGTAGCAAAGTTTGCTGCAACAGGTGTAAAGACTGGCCTAGCAAATGTAGTTATTTCAAGCGGTTCAGTTGTATCAAACCCTGTAGCACTTCGTGTTGAGGGTACAGCAACATCTGTAAAGATCTCATTTGATAAGGATAAGTATCTTCCAGGTGAAGCAGCAACAATCACTGTACAGGTTCTTGATGCAACAGGACTTGCACTGTCTCCAAAGACATATTCAAACCTATTTGCAACTGGCGGTATCTCAACAAACTATGCATTTGGTGGATCTAGCGATGTACTAACAGCAGTTTCTGTAACAACAGATACAGCAACAGTTAAGACATACAAGGTCTTTATGCCACTTGTACAGAACACAGTTAAGATCTCAGCAACTGGTGGATCATCTCTTCCAGTAGCAGGTCAGGTTGTAGTTTCTGCAGAAGCAGTTGTTGAAGATTCTGCACAAAAGGCAGCAGTTGACGCAGCAACAGAAGCAGCAGAAGCAGCAGATGCTGCTACAGCAGCAGCACTAGATGCAGTAAAGGCAGCAGATGCTGCTACAGCAGCAGCTCAGGAAGCATCTGATGCAGTTGCAGCGCTTTCAGCGTCTGTGTCTAAGTTAATTGCTGGACTTCAAGCACAAATTAAATCACTTGCAGCAGTAGTTGCAAAGATTGCTAAGAAGGTAAAGGCTTAATAGCTCAACAATAAGAGGGTCAGTCTTAGTGCTGGCCCTCTTTTTTGTTGCAATAAAATGATATAATAGTCTTAATAGTCATATCACCACTACGACTATAAGGAGTTAAAGATTAAAAGATTATTAAGATTAGCCTTAGTATTATCACTTGCTCTATTTCCCCTGCTTTTAGTAGTTGACAAGGCCCACGCAGCAGAAGGTTTAACTGCTCAGGTTTACAATGTCCAGGGCCAAAACAATGCTCCCTACATACCCCAAGGAGCCTCTCCAGTACTAACTACAAACGTACCTAATATTGACTTCCAGTGGGGTAGTGGTAGCGTCTTAGGTGGTCCTTCAGAGGATGTTATCGTAAGATTTACTGGATCAATCCGTAGTAATACAACTCAAGACATATCATTTTTAGCAACAGCAGATGACGGAACTAAACTCTATATTGACAATGTTTTAGTAGCAGATGACTGGTATGACAAAGGCGGGGGAGGAACTACAACTGACTTAATATCCTTTACAGCAGGAGTTCCAAAAACCATAGAATTAATGTACTATGAAAATGGCGGGGGAGCAAATGTATTCCTTCATTGGGATCAATCTGGATTTATGGAAATTATTCCATCATCAGCATTTACATCACAAGCAGCACCAGTAGTAAAAACAATAGGACCTCCAAGAAATTTAACAATAATTAGTGGAGAAACCTCAACAATATTAAACTGGGAAGCACCCGACACTGGTAACACACAACCAGAAAGATATGCAATAAGTTTTAATTGTTCTGGATGTAATGGTTGGGGAATTGCTACTGGAAATGTTGGCGGACCAAACTCTTTAAATACAACAATTACAATTGACCATTCCTTGCTAGATGGTCTTATGCCAGCAGGAACAGTATGGTCATTTCATATTAGATCAGATAACGATACCTTCTCCCTTTACTCTGCAAATTCAAATGTTGTTACTGGTTCTACATATGTAGCCCCTGCTCCAGAGCCTACCCCTACTCCAACCCCTAGCCCTTCTCAAACAGCAACAGTAACAATACCTACACCTGAAACAATAACAGTCACAACGCCAACACCTGAAACAGAAACCGTGACAACACCTAGTGAAACATCAACAGTCACTACACCTACACCTAGCGAAACAACAACTGTGACAATACCAACTGGGCCAACTGAAGCAGAAATTGCTGCAACAACTGCAGCACAAGCAGCAGCACAGCAAGCAGAAGCAGCAAGAATTCAAGCAGAAACAGCAGCCTTGATTGCAGCTCAGGCAGCAGCAGCCCAAGCAGAGGCTGAAAGAATTGCTGCAGAAGAAGCAGCCAGAGAAGCAGCTAGAATTAAAGCAGAAGCAGAGGCCCAAGCTGAGGCTGATCGTATAGAGGCGGAGATTGAAGCAGCAAGAATTCAAGCAGAAATAGAAGCCAAGGCAGAAGAAGATCGCATTGCAGCAGAACTTAAGGCAGCTGAAGAGAAAGCAGAAGCCGAAGCTAAGGCAGAGGCTGAACGCATAGAGGCAGAGCGTATAGCAGAAGAAGAAAGAATTGCGGAAGAGGCAAAAGCAGAAGCTGAGCGTATAGCAGCAGAAGAAGAAGCCATTGCAGAAGCAAAGGCAAAAGCAGAGGCTGAAGCACTTGCAGAAGAAAAAAGAATTGCTGAAGAAGCAGAGGCAAAAGAATTAGAAGAAGAAAAGGCTGCGGAAGAAGAAGCAAAGGCAGAAGAAGAAGAATTAAAAGAAATAATTGAAGATGCTAAAGATGGAAAAGAATTAACTGAAGAGCAAAAAGATATTGTAGTAGCAGCATTAATAGAAGACCTTAAGCCAGGAGAATCTATTTCTGCAGCACAAGTTCAGGAATCTGGAGTATCTTATGCAGACCTTCCACCAGAAACACCTATTGAACTTAGAACATCTGAGTCTGGAGAGATCCTTATTATTACTGCAGAGGTAGCAGCAAATGTAGAATTGGTTCAAGATCCAGGTGCATTGCTAGAGGCAGCATTTACTGATCCAGGAGCAGCATTAGCAGCACTTGGAAGTATTGGTGCAGATATGACTGAAGGCGAAAGAGAAGAAGCAACAGAAATGGTTGTTGCAACAGTTGTAGCAGCAGGAGCAGCATTTAATGCAGCAGCAGTTGCTACTGGAGGAGCCACTGGAGGTAGTACAGGTGGTGTAGGAAGTTCTGGTGGAGGCTCAGGTAGCAATTCACCAGGTTCAAGAGGAGG